AACACCAATACCTGTAGCTTTTTAGACACAGCCTTGTCACTACCCAACTTCTGCTGCAATCTAAAATAAAGGTCACGACCACTAAGCTTAGGGTTGAAATTGCCTGTTTCATCTACTGCGCCTGTAGCTACAACCTGTGGGTCGTTACGCAAAGCATCTTTAATGAAGTTAGGTTGCTCAGTCATAGCAACGTCATTGAGCATCAAATTATCGTCATTAGGGATTTCTACTTCCATAAGGGAAGGTCCGCCCGGACCAAAAGCAACCTTGGAGTTACCGAGGTCTTTCAGCAAGGCCGTAGCCCCACCAGCTTTTATCCCACCATCAGGGTAGGCTTTCTTAACCCAAGCACGAGAAGCTTCAAGGTCGAAGTCATTAACAATTAGAGCTTTAGTAGCTAGGTCTTGACCAGCCTTACCAATCTTGTTCTTTGTTGCTACTTCTGCTAGAGTAGCCATACCGTCAACAGATAGCTTGTTAGGCTTCGGGTTGGTAGCAGCAATTGTCTTACGATACCAGTTAGCAATATTCTTACTATCCGTAAAGTATAGTCCCCAACCAAAAGATTGGTTACCTTCTCCAGTTCCTATTTTATCTGTAGTGAACTTATCAAACTTATGTGGAGTACCATGGAAAGCTCTCTGGTACCTAACTTTCAAATCATCCGGCTGTATGTCTTCAATCAAAGACCTGAATGTCGGATTCTTATTAAAGCTGTTCAGAGCATCAGTCTCTAAATCCCCAGTAATAGCAGCAGCATCATGTCCCAATATACGCATTTCCTCTGGTTGGATGTTTTCCACCAAAGACCTAAAACCTGACAAGGAACCCACCTTATCGGTATCTACAACCTGAGCAGCTAAGGGCTTCTTGGCTTTCTTTTGTTCTGCCTTAGCCACGCCTATTGTTTCTTCTTCCAGCTTAAACTCTGGGCCCTTTTTCTTGGCCAGATCACGCATGGACGGCATGGTCATATCAGTTAACGGGCTTGTAAGGGCTGCTTCAAAGGCCATCTGTGGCAGAGCTGTTACACCCTCCAAAGCCGCCTCTAGTCCTACGTCCACTGGAGAAGTAATCTCACCTTCGGATGCTAACTGTGCTCCAGCTTCTCCTGCTGCGCCCAATCCAGCCTGTACAGCGGTCTCTGCGGCACTGCCCTGTAGTACCCTACCAGCAGTCAATGCGCCCTCACCAGCGACCTTCCCAAAGGCCTTTCCAGCAATTCCCATCGAAAGACCATCAAAAATACCTATAGGAATACCCCGTAAAGCAGCTTCTGCTCGTAATTTTCCTACTAACTCTTTGTTTTCTAAGGCTTTAGCTACTTTAGCTTGGTCCAGAGTATCGACACCATTATCTCTAAGGCCATCTACAAAGCTATTAGCGTACTCAACAGAAGCACTACCAACACCAATACCTGTAGCAGATAGAGTCTTCATGGCCCAAGGAGCAGCCTTAGCAAGGCGACCAGCACCAGTCAAACCCATAGCAATAGCACCGGCACCAGACATAGCACCCAAAGATTCCCCAACCATAGCTCCTACGGCAGAGGGATTCTTAATGATATTACCGGCAAATTCAGGGAAGTTCTTGGACTCGTAGATTTCCTTTACACCCTTAGCCTGTTTCTCGCTCATAGGTTCTTGGGCAATCTTACCCTCAACACGAGCAATCTCAGCAGCAAAATCCTTGTCAGATTCTACCCCAATGTTGTTCAGGAGGTTATCGTCAATAAGCGTGGCCTTACGTACACCACGTTCTACAGAGTTAGGGAGTGGGAGTTTGTCTACCCAATCGTCACCATACACACGTTCCCACTTCTTGGTGAACTTGTTAAAGCCACCCTTCTTGGTCCCGTCAGGGCTATCTACGATTTGGGAGTATTTCTTGTCGTTAGAAAGTTCGGATAATTTGCCTAATACGTTCCATTTTTTAGCAGTATAATCATATTCTGCTACTTACCGGTCTTCGGGTCATAGGTCGTATTTTCCATTTGCTATATTATACCACATTTTGTGGATTATTGCTACTACTACTCTTCGTCGTCGAACAAATCAGCCGGAGGAGCAGGAACACCACTAGTCATATCACCGCCACCAGACATAAGCATTTTCATAACTTCTGCGTTAAGTTGTTTACCTTCTGGTGTATTCATAGCCATTGGGTTTTGTTGCATAGCCTTCCAAGCATCAACCTTCATTTTTGCTTGAGGGTCTTGGGACAGCTTTTGCATGGCTTGTAGAACTTTCAATTGGTCTAGTTGCTGTTTATATGGGTTATTACCCTGAGCAGCTTGAATAGCTTGCCATTTCTCGTTATTGGCAATTTGACGATCTTTTTGCTCAAGCTGGTACATCTTAATAGAATCTTCAAAGCGTTGTCTTGCAGCAGCTTGTTCTTTAGTTTCCTGTTCGTCAGCACGTTCTCCGGCAGCAGCACCCGCTAGTCCCATAGAACCAAAGAAGTCATTGTTCTGGGAAGCCATAAGAAGATCGGCACCGAATTGGAATAGAGGTTTATTGAAAGAAGATTTCTCTGTTTCCTCTGGTGCTTCTACTGTGGGCTCAATACCCGCAGCTTGTTGTTCCAGTTGTCTAGCTTGTTCTTCCGATACAAAACCACTTTGAGCAGCAGCTTCCAAGCCAGCAGGTCCAGCCTGTTCTTGTGTTGGCTGCATACCCATGGCTTTTCCAGCCCAGCTATCTTGAGGGGCTTGCATTTGAGCAGCAGGGTTAAGTTGTGGGTACTTGGTCAAAAGACCGGAGAACTTACCTTCTTTATCTGTGTCTACATCTTTATCAAACTTACCGGCCTTACCATCTGTAGCGAGGTTGGCCATGTGCTGTTGAAGCTTGTAAATGTCTTTTTCATCTGCTGGGTCAAATTCTGTGGCTACTGCTTCGGGAGCTTCCGCACCATCCAACATAGCGTCTAATCCAAGCGTACCAGCACCAAGAGCACCTACCAGTAGTTTAGGGTGTACTTTAGTGGCTGCTTTAGCTCCAAGACCTAAGGCCTTACCAGCCCAGCCTATACCTCTAGCAGCAGGACCTACCAACGGTAGAGCAGTTAGGCCCCAGCCAGCAGCTTCCATAGGGTTTTCTATTGCCCATTCAGCGAGATCATTACCATATTTAATTGGGGAGTATTTAGAGGTAACCCAAGCAGGACCCTCACTCTGAACAGCCCCACCTTCTGCGTATCCTCTAACTTGACCACCACGGGCATAGCCGGGGTTCCAACTAGGAAGACCTGTCATGTTTTTACCAGCAAGGTATCCAGCACTTGTAAGGGGACTCATACCCATCGTACCATTAAACAAGGAAGACATACCCGCACCGAAGCTAGAAGCCAAGGAGCCCATAGAACCTAATCCACCCATAAGAGATGCACCACCAGTAAACGGAGCAGCAGCCATAGAAGCAAGACCCATAATAGAGCCTAGTTTATTACCACCACCTGTTGTCTGTGTTTGTGTAGCTGTCGAACCTGATACTTGTCCTGCGATAGGACCAGCGATACCAGCAAGGAACGAAGCTTGGTTATAAGGATAGGCTTTTTCATTAAGCCATTGCTCATAGTCGAAGTCCAGACCAGCTTGGTCAAGGGCTCTTTGTTGTCCACCAATTTGATTAAGTTGGGAAGCATCGGAGTAACCCATAGCTTGGGCTTGTGTAGCCAAGTCAGCTTGTGACAAGGCAGCAGTACCGGCTCTTGTAATACCTCTTTCAGCACCAGACAGAGCACTTTCATAGGCCGAGGCCAGACCCATTGTCTCATTTTCAGATAGCTGACGACTAAAGTCTTCGTACATCTGGGCTTCACCCAAACCAAAACGAGAACCACCAAAGGCACCGGCTTGAGCAGCACGACCCCTAAAGTCTTTCATCTGAGAATCAAACTGATCTAGCGAACGACCCTTCTGAATATCCATGACATTGGTCATGTATGGATTCATGTACTGGTCTAGCTGTTGTTGAGAGAAGCCGTTTAGGCCTGTGTTGGCTACCTGACCAAGAACATTGTTAGCATTTTGGAATGCTGGGTTCCATTGGTTCTGTAGGCCACGAATAGAGCTAAAGGAGTTAAGCTCATCTTGATTGAAATCGGCAAATCTTGGGTCAGAATATGACTCATAAGGAATTTCAGAGGCGTCTACCGCCATACCTAGAGCTTGTTGGAGAGGACCTAGTGCCCACGCTGGTACGTCAACCTTCGTTGTCGAAGTAGATGAGGATTTTTGTTTTCCCCCTAAAAGTCCACCCATATTCTAATTTCCTTTACCTAGGGGTGTACGAATACACTTCCCCTACTTTTTCAAAACCCTTGCGAGTTAAATAAATACCCTTACGATCTAAGTCTTTTTCAGGTATATCTATATAAATTTTAGTTTCGCTTGCGTCTGCAAAGGCCTTAGCTTCTGTAATAAGCTCGTCCCCTACACGGTTCTTGCGCTGTTCAGGTAGTACATAAACAACGGCAATGGTTAATATTGGTTTCTCGGCCCACCAGAAGTTAAAGGGAGTGAGTGCCAATACCCCTACTATTGTATCATTTTCTGCCTTTTTAACAAACACTAACCCTTGGTTAACAAAATTACACATTGAACGGATGGCCGTAATGGTATCCGGTTTCTCCAATGTCTTACCCACTTCGTCGAAGTCCTTATAGCAAAGAGCTATGATTTCTGGTACATTGTCCAAGGTTGCGGCTGTTACAGCACCATCAGTGATGGATTCGTCAGTCATTCTTATTCTACTATGGAACCTTCTAGTCCCATATCCTCTGTGTATTCCTTAGCTTTTTCTCTAAGTTCATTATGGATGGATTCGAGAGTAGCCAGACCTACTTTATAGTCCCCTTCTCCCAAAGCAACTATAGCTGGTACGGAGAAAACAAACTCCCCCTCACTTAATTGAGCACTTCCTTTTGGGACCCCCTTGGAGTCCGTAACCGTTGCAGGTACAGTGTCCGCTTGGCCAACTGCCAGCAGTGCTTGAAGTCCTTGAGGAGTTTGTTTAGCCATTTTAGTTACCTTTCCATATTATAACACAGATTCCATAAAAAATCTAGTCAATTGTTATTTTTAAGCTATTCGACATAACTGTACTTCTGCGTAAATCTCAGACACCCCAAAAGAGTTAGGGTTACCAAGAGCACCAGTACCAGCGTTTGTTGTCGAACACCTATGTCTTAATTCAAATGTTTTTGTTCCAGCTATAGTAAATACTCCGTTACAGTGGCTTCGGGTAGTCGCGTAACTAGAAGAAGAACTAGTGTATTCACTAGTACCATAAAAAGTATAGGCGGCATCAGTGACATTATAGAGGGCTGTTTTGTGAAAGTTTACAGCTACTGCGGGAGCAGACGCGTTAATGACATACGTGCCAGCAGGAAGAATAAACTGGTTACTAGACAGAGTTATGCCTATTTGATCTATCTGTACCGTGTTCAAAACCCTTGTTACAAAAGAACCACTAGTGAATGAACCACCGCCTACACCACTAGATTTAACATCTTGCAGTACAGTATACTGATGAACAAAGACATCGCCCGGCTGTAAGGACGTATCGGCCAAAGCCCCCTGAGCAGCGGTAGCGTAATCTGACGGAACACCGAAAGTGTCTAATTCAGCGTCTATTTCATCTAAAGCAGCTTGTACGTTTGTTGCTGTTAATCCAGAAGTAGTATTAGAATACGAGACCCCAATAGCAGCGGGGATACCGCCGGATATAGAGCTTAACTCGTCGATAGCATCTTGTACGTTTGTAGCTGTCAATCCAGATGTAAAGTTACTGTAAAAGACATTAGAGGCTAATAGTTCCATAGCCTTATCAATCAAATTTTCTAGGTTTTGGAAGTTACCTCTAAGAACACGAACTACCTGTTGTAAGTAGTTTCGTTCCGGTCCCTCTGGAAATACGGTCGGTTCTGGTACACGACTAGTCCTTCTAAGATCAGTAGACATCTATCGACCCCCATCTGGTTGTAGACCGATACGTACCTTTCCGATTTCAAAATCAGAACCCGTGGAAGTAACCCTGTACTCAATCGACATGGCTCTACCCCTACCTCGTAGAGATATCTTATCCTTTGCGTCGTCAAAGTAGTAGGGGCCTTTTGTAATGACATTAGCCTGTGGGTGAGGGTATTTCTTAAAGAAACAAGTAACCTCGATGTTTCTATTCTCAGGAACGCGAACATCTGGAACAATACGATCTACAAAAAGAAGGTCTTGTCCGTCACCAATGTCGAAGTACGACGAACGAATGTAAGACAGGAGAGGAGCACCATCAGCGTCCTTACCCTGTTCATGTACATAAAGGCGTCCACCAGCACTAAGAGCGTATGGTCTAGGAAATACAGACTTGTCTAACCAAGTGGTCCTATCTAACGTACCGTAGTCCATCGTGTTTTCCACGTAGTTATACTTAACATACGCGTTAACTTCTATATTATCGTATCTAGGGTAAAGGAATATAATTTCATTAAACTCCTTGTTCACTCCAGCAAAAGATTTCTCTTTTTGATCTGAGTTAATTTTACCACCACCATCTTGATCGAAGATATACTTGTCAATAGATGTAGGAAGTATTCTCACAACCCCATCATACATATAGAACTTGTCTATACCCTGCCAGTAAATAACACCGTTAATATCGACAAAGGAGTGTTGAGAAAGAACAGAAATGTTTGTGCCCAAGGGCTCAATTTGGAATACTGTATCACCACCGATATAACGCATCGAGTAGACATCCGTATCCGTGAAGATAACAATCTCAGAACGTGTTTGACACGCCCCCATGATGTAGTTACCTTTAGGGAGTCGGTATTCTCCGGCTGTGTTATCGTCAGTAATATCCCACTCTGTCAAACTCTCTTGTGAAGCCCAACGAATAATAAGAGGGTCAAATTCTCCGCCAACTGCTAGTTCGCTACCAAAAGCTATAAGGTGTCGAGAAGGTTGTGAAGTCAGAATAAAGAGGTTTCTATCTGGTGCTTCTACAATTTCCTGTAATCTCTCTGTCGGGCCTGTCGTAGCATCCCAGTGATAAATCTTACCACCGCGAACATTGGCTACCATATCCTCACCCCAAACATCCAAAGACCACTGACGTAGGTTAAGTCCACCCGCGCCCGCACGAGGCCTATTCCAACCCTGCCCTGCTTCGCCCGGAGTTCCCCATGTACCGCCAGACCAACCTGTGAGAGAGCCGTTAGATTGTGCACCATTCTCAAGAAAGTAGTCTATTTCTAAAACACCTCCAGCATTAGAAGTAGAGCCAGAGGCTGCTGTTGGGAAAAGAACTGTGTAGTTGTCTAGGTCGATAACTGTATTAACAACATATTGACCCTGTAAATCAACACCGTTTACTGCGGTAGCTTGGCTTACAACATAAATATAGTCACCTACAACTGTGTTGTGGTTTACGTCTGTAATTTGTATAACATTAGTACCATTAGTGGTAATAGCGTTGTTCAAAGACACGCTTTCTCTTATTGGAGTAATATCGAAGATTTTACCACCGTTAACCATCTCAACTTTTTTATGTGAGGCTGTTACGAAGTACTTATTAAAGTCCAGATCGTTCCAAGAAATAACAGCACGAGAAACACCTGTGAAGAGGTCTTGAAGTTCGTTCTCTGCTTGAACTACAGTTTCTCTGGTCCAACCACCGCACTTTTCAGGACGACCGTTGTTGAACCGTACCCACTGACATTCAACCCAGCCACCTTCGGCAAGGTACTCCGTGGTATTCTTTTGAATGCCCGGATTCAGTAAGATTGACTGTAGTTGTGTATCTCCAGACATTAAACACCTGTGTAGATAACGAAGTTGATACCAAGGAATGGGTGCATGTTATTATGTGCACTACCACCACCTGTAGCAGCAGAGCTACCTGTAATTGTGTGTGTGTGAGCACCATTACTTGTTGTACTGTATGTGCCCGGACCACCATCTACTGTAGACGTAGGTTTTAGATACGGACCAGAAGAAGACGCGCCACCAATAGGCACAGAGTGAGTGTGGTCTCCAGAAGAAGCTGTTACCAGTGTACCAGCAGCATGTGTGTGGTTTGGTGTTTGGTCTGTAGTAAGTGTGTGTGTCTCGGCACCCAACTGCTGACCAAGTGTTCTAGCTGTACCTGTACCACCACCTTCGGCTGTACTGCCCTGACCGATACCGAGAGGAGAACGACCATTAAAGTTAGGCTTGTTAAAGGTCGTGGAACCATCGCCAGCACCGAACGTAGTGCCTATAAGAGCAAACAAGGAAGCGTACGTAGTACGGGAAAGAGCACCACCATCGCAGTTAGACCATGAAGAGGGAGCTGTAGCAACCGGCCACATCTTAATATCGCCTACAGACAGACCGGAAACAGTTACGTTTACTTGGTTGCCTACTACTTGTAGACCAGAGCCGGGGTCAAGAGTTGCCAGTTGACGAAGGCCCAAGTTAGTACGAGCAGTGGCAATGTTACCCAAATCGGAGAGGTTGTTAGAGGCCAAGAGGCCCTTCAAACTTGTGATGTTTGTTCCATCTGTGTAAACAAGACCTGCTTGAGAAGGTGAGAATACAATACCGCCTGAACCACCAGAAGGTTTTACTGTAATGTCCCCACCTGTATGTTTAGCGTTAATGACATAAAGCTTCTCAACCGCAGGAACAATCAGGTTAATGTTAGCACCAATGGTTCCAGTCAACTCCAAAATCATGTTACGAGCATCGTCGTATCCACCGTTTACAGTAGTCGAACTAATGTTAACATCACTGGAGCCAGTTACGTTGATTGCAGCAACACCAGAAATGGCATCCTCAACCAGCTCGATAACTTGGTTATTAACCACCTGTCCCCATGTGTTAGGGTTGTCGTTGTCGCCTTGTTTAGTAAGTCTAAGATTTGAAGAATATGTAGCTACCATTTTATTTATCCATTACGAAGCAGTTTGTATTGTGTGTTTAAGTGTGTTAGGTCCAGAGCCGCTATTAGGTACTTCACCAGAATCACGTCTCTTACGTCCCATCTCGATATTCCAAGTATCTCTTGCCTTGGTAAACTCACTTTGCCAGAATTGAACTTGTGACCAAGCCTTCATAAAGCGAGACATCTCAGTCATAACTGCGTAAAACAGGATGTGTGGGCAGTAATCCGTAAAGTAGTTTGTAGGTACTGTATCTGATACTTGATCTATAAACCCTGTATACTTTAACTCGTATGTGTACGAGAGATCAGGTGTAGGGGCTAGTAATATCTCTGTAGCAGAGAAGTCAGAGTAGTACTTTGGTACATCAATCTGAGAATCATCTGGCCAGTAATCGACAATAAAATCATTCTGTCTAAAGCGTAGAAGTTTCTTTTTGTTGTTAACCGTGATAAACAGGTAGTCGGCAAAACGATAATCGTCAGGCTTATCAATACGATTGTATTGGAATGTCATAGACCCGTTGACCTTTTTTTCCAAATCAGGAAGGTCCATTTCTCTAAGCAAAGTATCGTGTGCAAGACCTATCGCTGTAGGAATGTAATCAGTAAACTCAGCACCATCGTCTTCTGCTGTAGCAGAGATAGCAGTTACCAGAGTCGTATAGTCAGAAATAGCAACCATATTAATTACCTACCACAAATGCCGCCGGGCGTTACACTAAAGTTTGTTCTTTCCCTGTCTTCTTCAAAGGTATCTGGCATTACTTCGTCAAGGCGTAGCTTTAAAAGAGCTACCAAATCTTTGTCTGTACTTGGGCCTGTAAGAGCTAATTCGTAACTCAACCACTTAATAATTAAAGGGAGATAACGAGTAGCGATGTCTATCTTTTGGTAAGACGCTGTAATATCCTCAACCTTCTTAGAAACTAGGAGTTTAGAGGTGTACGTTCCATCATTAGGAATAGGCCAAAATTTAATACGAACATTGTCCTTCAACCGGTCTGTAGAGAAGAGTGTAGGACGTTGTTTTGTTGTTTTATTAGGGATATCGTGCCACAACTTAGCACCCCATCTTTCGAGAGGTGTTTCAGTATTGTCTTTTAGAAGAGTAGCACTAAGAACATCAACCACGCTAACATCAAGATCGTATTCCTGTGTGTTAATTAACAGTGTTAAAGGAACGGTATCCAATTTGCTTAGGGGGATGTTTTTATTCTGTAATTCGATTAGGAGTAGGTTGAGAGAAACTCTGGCCTCTTCCATTTGTATACCAGATGTGTGTTCTCCGCCCAAGGGAATAAGAGCGTGACGAATAATGTCGTCCACGTCCATTGTAAAGCTTACTGTTCCACTGGTCGTACTTGCCATCTATTTTATCCTTTTAGTAGGGTGTTGTGACCCAAGACGAGCCGTTCCAACGCTTTAAAGGTTTAACAACCCACGTAGAGCCATTATACCATTTTACAGGTTTGGCCACAAAACTACCTGATACGTAAGCCTTTATTTGCCCCGTAGAGCCGCCCGGAGGTGCTGTGAAAGTCCAGTTAGTGTTGTTTCCGCCGTTTGTGGAGTTAGCTCCGGCATAGAAGGGTGTAGAGCCTGTAGCCGTAATACGGGTAAGGTTAAGGTAGTCGCAGGATACTGTACCACCACCAGAATACGATAACGTAGCATTTACAGACCCAGAATCCGATGCAACAGTTATTAAGTTGCCGGAAGTACCTGTCCAAGTTGGGGCTACTGCCACCGTTGTGGTTGTACTGTTAGTAAACCTTATATTAGATAAAGGTGCTAGAATAATGCTGTTGAAGGTGTTGCCGTCCAAGAAGGTCCAAGTACCGTTACTTGCCGCACCATTAAATTGAACATTATAATAGGTGTACCCACCACCTCTAATTGTTTTGTTGTTTGTCCCAGTGTCGTTAAAAAGAATCGTAGAGGTCTGAGCGTTCAGTGTTAGGTTAGTGGTTAAGGCGTTAACATCCCACCCCAAACCACCGCTACCACTTTGAGTCATGGTCCAAGTACCTGAACCCATATTGAGAACTTTTACACCTGTTCCAGATATCAAAACACGGTTACAGCTTACGTTACCTGTAACGGTAACAGTTCCTAGAGTGTGTGTTATAGGGGTGTTGTTATTTGAGATATCAACAACAGTAACAGTAGCACCGGAAAAGTTAACCTGTCCAGAACCTGTGAAATTATACCCATTTGAGTTAATTGTACCGGCAGACCATGTTGATTGCCCGTTGTATGTTACGTGTCCTCCAAAAGTTATGTTAGAAGCACCTGTTACGTTAAACGGTCCGCAAGAAATAGTTCCCGTAATTACGTAAGTACCCGTACCTATAAAGGTAAGGTTGGCCATAGTTTTACCGGCTGTATCAATTGATAAACCAGTAGCCGAGGAGTTAAATCTAATTGTGGAGTTAGAGATGTTCAAACGGGTATAAGTCATACCCGAAACAAACTTCAAACTACCACCAGAGGCATCTCCAATGTTTAGGAACGCGTTTGCGTTGTGGGTAATAGTTCCAGTATACCCTGTGCAGTCGATAGAACGACAAAGATCGGGAGTTCCCGTAGCACCAGTAATAGTACAGTTGCCAGAGTTAGCATCAAAAATTACATCATCGGCAGCAGTAGGAGCAACACCAGCAGAAGCACCGCCGGAGGTTAAAGACCATCCAGTAGTATCACTCCAGTTAGTAACGCCACTACGTCTATAGTATGTTGTCATTAGTTAGTATCTACCCACAAATCTCCTGTGGCCGGTGAGCCCGGAGCAGACGTACCCACTGTAATCGTGGTAGTCCCGTTTACTTTACCGTTCAACTGTGTTTGAGCATTGCTGGACAAAGTGTTGATGTACTGAAACTCTGTGCTTGTAACAGAACCATCAGCTATTTTTGTAGCATCAATAGCAGCAGAACCATTAATATCAGCGTTCACAATAACACCTGCTGTAATAGCCGACGTAAGAACACAACTGCTAGACCTTGCAGATAGTGCTTTCGTATTAAGTACTGATACTGCTGATAACATTACAGAGGGAGCAACTAACAAGTTCTTCACTACAGAAGCTGCTCAAGATGCTGTAGGAGCTGCTTTCGACACAACCCTTGTTTATACAGATGGTTCCAACTCTATGGGTCGAGCAGCTATCTCTGGTGATGTAGTTATTAGTGCGGGCTCAAACACAGCCGCTATCGGTACAGGTGTTATTGTCAATGCAGATGTTAACGCATCTGCCGCTATTGCTACCTCTAAATTAGCAGCTCTCACAGCTAACCGCTTGGCTATTACTGATGGTTCTGGCTTTATTACTAACAACACCGTAACAGCTACAGAAGCAGGATACCTCTCTGGAGTTACTTCTGCTATTCAAACACAGCTTGGTACAAAACAAGGTACGATTACCCTGACAACAACAGGTTCTTCCGGTGCTGCTACATTAATCGGCAACAC